AGAGGGTTGTCTTAATATATTATGTTCTTCATCATCTGGTTCTTGTAGCTGAACATTTATTGTTGTGTGGAATGGTAGTAATTTTTGATAATAAATATTTAATACATCCTGAACATCTAAGTCTTCTGGTAGGGGTTGTGCTAATTTTAATATGGTTGAATTTGGAGTGCCATATTTATCTCTTTTCCATGCAACAACCATACACTCATATGTTGCATTAAACCAAGCTATAGCTGTTTCTTGTACAATATCATTTGATACTACCTCGCCCTTATCAGACCAATCTCTAAAAGCTTCTGCTACTTTTTCATTATCAGTATATGCTAATTCTACTCTTATTTCTGTTCTGTCTGAGCTTATTTCTGTTAGCACAAGTGATGCATCTATGTCAAATATTCTTTGATAAAAATTACCTACTACTGCAAACTCACCATGAGTAATTTGAAAGTGTTCAGTGACAAGACCATACATATCTATTTTGAATTTATTTTCTGAAAATGCTGTATATATCTCTTCAGCGTCTCCTGTATAGATATATTCTATATTGTTATTTTGATAAAATTTTAATATGAAAAAGTCATTTGTTTTTGGGCCTAAAATTAACGACTCATCTGAAAACCTCGAAAGTGTTTGTATCCAAGTTTTTGCAGGTAGATGTACAACCCTTTCATCAAAGGTGTATCTACTGTTATCTTTCATCCCATTATCTAAAAAAAGCTTCATTATTGTGGCTCCTTATAGTCCCAAAATTCTGCAACAATCCCGGCATTCTTAGAGAAGTGAATTTCATTTTCAAATACCTTGAATGGTATATTAACTTTTCTTATAGTATTTGTATTAGGTATAACTATTGGGTGTGCTCCAGACGTATAGTTTTCAGTAGGTCTTCCAGCTGCTGTTCTTCCAATCTTAGTTAGATTAAGTGTTGGAGGATTAGCTGGGTCTGCCCAACATGAAAACTTTCTTTCGTGTAAGTCCCTTAGTGTCATTATTCTTTTTCTTATTCTATAATCTGCACCCGATGCATCTGTAGTAGAATTTAATGTTGCATAGTTGTTTGTAGTCTTGCCGAATTCATAGGCAAATAATTCTATTTCTATATTCCAATTGTCCTTAAAATAATCTGGTATGTCTTTCCAATTTCTGCATTCAAAGTGTAACAAAAACATTTTATGTTCAAATGTACCCGAATGAGCAAACCCCAATCGTCGATTTTGTCTATCTATACAAAATAAGCCTCCGTGCCTTGTTCGGGGCCTTAGTATTAAATCATCCCATGCCCAATAATAGCCCGTTTGATGTCTATTGGATGAGTATGTATCATCTACATAAAATGTAGCATTTACTGTTTTACTTCCAAATTCATTATACACTTCTGCAGTTATTGTTTGTATTGCAGAATCACTTACGCCAACATTGAACAATTGTATATATTCATCTACACCATAGTCACCCTCCTTAATTAAATCACCATCATGATAAAATTTATACTTTAAACCCTTTGATACTGGAAGCTTTGAATCTAAATCATAATAATTAACAGCATCAAAAATAAAAAATAAAGGGTTACTGTCTTGGGGAAAATAATAATCAAAATTCATTGCATTTTCTGATGTTGGAGATGGAGAGTCTGGAAATTGCCACCAATCTGCATCTGGTATCTTTTGCCCCCCAATATTTCTAATGTCCTTGAAGTTTCTTGCACCCAATTTTATACCTACTGGTCCTGCATCTGGCAGTGGATTTGTTGCTAATAGTTCCTCTGAGAATTCACAATCAACTTTATCTCTAAATGTTTGTGATTCATATTGAATATTTTTTGGTGGTACTTCTATAATTGGATAGCCATCCAAGTCTTTATCTATTAAAAACCTTCCATTACTATCAAATTTATATACAATACTATTGTCATCTTCATATAGTGTTGGTATAGCAGAAAAATCAGATAGATTAAGAAATTGTGGCATAGTTGCAGTTTGTGATTGCAAATTTTGTATTGCAGTATCTCTCAAATTTCCACCAGTTGTATTTAGTCTTGCACTTTGAAGTTCATTAGCTGCTATTGAGTCTATCTCGTTTAGTACTGAGAATTCATCTACGGGAACCATTGCCATTCCTGAACTACCAAAAACTAAATTACCCCATTCATCTAGACCTACAGTTCCTGTTCCACCTGTTGGATTTTCATCATGTATGCTTACAACTTCGGCCATATTATACTACCTCAAAATAATCTTTATTATCAAAATACTCATAATTATTAGTTGTTACTCTATCAACAACCCTTATAACTGGTTTATATATTCTACCTATCTCAAATGAATTCATTTTTACATCAAAATACATACCACTACTATCGGCACAAACACGTGTAAATGTGTCATCAAACCTTATTATTTCTTCGTCTGTCTTTTCATCAATAATTGAATATACAGCCTTTGCTGCAGTAAATGTTCTTATTGTATCTGCTACTGAAGCTGTTCCATAAGAAGCAGTTGGAAAAGTTTCTCTAACTACTGGTCTAAATCTTACAGTAGACTTTTTATCATATTTACCAGAATTACCTTTGTAGTATACTGTTGCCTGTTCTGTCCCTATAGTTGTTTGTGATGTTGACCATGTATAGTCATCATATTTTAATTCTAGTCTTGGATAATAAATTGTATTTGTATTATTAGAAAAATACTTCATTGAACCAAATGTACTTGTTGAAGCTTCATTACTAATCTTTATTACTAATCCGTTCTCCATTAAGCTACCAGTGACAAGATTATAATAGTTTGTTATATCGAAGTTTACATCGAATAAAGAACTGTCGTGGTCTACACCCTCTGTTGTTGTTTGGTATGTTGTACTACCGCTATTACTTCCAGTTAAATATGTTGTACCTCCAATTACGTATTGAGAGCTACTAGCTTCACCATCTGCTGCTGTTGGGTCTGTCCATGCCGTTTGAGATGATAAGCTACTGTATCTCCATGTTGCACCATCTGTGCTGGTTATTGGATTGTCGTAGTATTTTCCGTAGCCTTCTTCCCAGCTATCTTTTACTGGAGAAACAATTGCATTAAATGCCGATTTATGTCCTTCTACATTAGAAGCAAATAGTCTTATACTTGCACTATGATAGCTATCTGTATATTTTGCAATGCCTAATATTATTCTACTAGCTTGATTAGTAGTCATCCCCCAATCTGTAGCATTCCTTACTGTTAGTTCTAGTTGCTCGTCTTTGCCAGAATTTAAGTCCTTATTCCATTCATATATAGATGTTGCCTTATTTATTTTCTTTACTGTTATCATAGTCTATTCCTAGTAATTTACTACTCTTCCAATTATGTCTTTCTTAGGGTATTTTATTTCAAATACACTTGGGTCTAATGATGGATATATCATATCCTGTCTTGTTGCCTCCTCCATATCATATTTGTTTCCAGAGTATCCATCGCTTGCCTTCCACTTATTTTCATATCTTACATCAATTACAGATTGTACTCCACTAATACCTGCTAAGTCTAATATTATATCTTTTTTAATTATAGGTTTACCAAAGTGTGACTTTTCTGTTAAGAATCTTTCTTGTAGTCTATCTATACATCTTAATAGCACATCATTTGAGTTATATGTAGGTAAAACAACAACATCAAAAAATATACCAAAGTTTATTATAAAACCATCTTTAATGTTTACTGCATCTGTTAGCATTCTGTATTGTGATAAATAGTTTCTAAGATTTAACTTTGTTGCAGCATTTATTTGTGTTAAGTACCCATTTTCATTTTCGCCTAATACATATAGATTAACTGCAAGTGGGTTTATTATTTCTTCTTTTGATTGTGCATTTAATTGTTGGTCTTGAATTACATATGCCTTAGATATATGCCCAAACCTTTGGGGCATAGACATAGCCCTTAACATATAATCATCTTTAGTTACTATTCTTTTTTGTGCAGAGAAGTGTGCTAATGCATTTCTTTTTGTATCTTCAACTCTTTCTGCACCTGCACCACCAGTTGCTGGTTCATCATTTATAACAGCTAAAGAGTCTTTTACTATATCTACTGTAGCTGTTACTAGGCCTTGTTCATCTAGTTGTTTTGTTGCAGAGGAAATATTTACAATTTCTTTTGAGGGTACATTACTTGAGACTCCCTTTCCAACTCTATAGCTTACTGTTAGTGTTGTGTTTGCTGGAGCTAGTCCATAGGTTCTAGAATATAAAAAGTTTGAAGGGTCAAATGCTTTATCTATTTTTGATTTTTCACCCGGCAGTGCTGTTCCAAGATTATTTGCATCAGGTAATATCTTTTCATCATTATAAGATGACACTCCAGAACCAAAACTTATCTTGTGTCGATTTTGATTCGTTATAGATGTCTTAAATCTTCTTGGTGTTGTTAACATACTTAGAATTTTAGGAGTTTGAGTTTTATAAGCTGATAGTTGTGGGTCAAAGTCCCATTCATTTATATCTTCTTTAAATATAGTATCTTGTGCAAGATTATCAACCTCATACCAAATATTATCCTCAGAGTCTACTATACTATCTATTGCAATTACTTTTTCATCTACTATTGTCACTGAGTCATTTGGCTTTGCAGTACTAAATTCAAAAGCTACTGTTCTTGCTTCACCATGTTCTGCATCAACAGTCTTTTTTAATAAGTAATATTCAGGTGCACCAGTTGTTTGATTGATTTGATATACACTAATATTAGTAGGGCTTGCAGAACTAGATGCTGCAAAGTCAACTTGTGTTGATGTTGAGAATTCTATACTGTTGTCTGTTCTTAGTATTGCTCCATCATTAATTATCATACAGTAGGCAAAATCTGGTCTTGAAGATGCACCAGAATTGATTGATGGTATTAGTTGGTATATAGATATTCTTGCTGATGATGGTGTAGTTACTCTTGGTTTATATCCAAATGTTTGTGCAATTGCATATACGTTTTTAGTTTCTTGAGCTCTATCTAATAATGCCTCCTTCATTGAATAGTCGGTGTACATTGATAATACATCACCTACATATGCAGCCATTTCTACAAACATCATTCCAGGTGAAGCTTCACTAAAGTCATTATATGTATTTGGAAAATATGTTTTTGCAAATTCTATTAAAGACTTCTTATACGAATCAAAATCCTTTGTTAAATAATTTATTGTTTTTTGTGCCATTATGAAACTCCACTTGTTATTTCAATTATTTCAAATATATTATATTCTTTAACAGAAAATCCTAACATTATATGAATTAGATGCTCATCTTGTGTGATTTGCAGGTCTTCTATTTTTGCTAATGGTATATACCTCTTAAATGCACCTTCTATACTTTCTCTTATTTGTTCATCAAGTTCTGGCATATTATTTTCAAATAATAGATGATATATATCTGTACCAAATTCTGGGTTCATAATTCTTTCACCCTTATTAGTTAATATTAAATTTCTAATGTTACTAATTAATTGGTCTTTTGTAAGATAAGATAACTTAAAAAGTGTATTTCCCTCTGTTCCTGGCTTTGTTCCTGCAGGAATACCTTCAGTACTTGTATGTGTCCTAGAATACCCAGTATCTGTTATAGCTTCTGAACCAAATGGTAGTAGCACCCCAATTGCTCTGTCTTCTTCGAGGTCTATAGGGTTAATCAGCTGTGTTTCTGGTATCTGCGTTCTTTTTGCAAATCTTGCATGAACTGAGGTTGCCCCTGTGTATGTACTTTGTTCTAGTCCTGGTTTTTGCATTTTTTACTTTTTCTTAAATCTTTTTACTAATTCTGTATAGTCTCTTGTTAGTGCTTTTTCTGTTGCCTTATCTACTGTTTTATTTGCTAAATCTTGCGGTATCATACTTTCAACCGTTGGTTTTCCTCCGTCACCTTGCATTTGCATAAATTGACTTCTAGCATCTGCAGAATCATACTTTTTCATTGTTTTATAACCCTCATCATTTGCAGTTGCATTTAATGCCTCGTTTAATGATGCGTCCTTTGTATAACTTGTATTAGTTGCAGAAAAACTATCTAACATTTCGTTTTGAGCCTTCTGCAGACTAGGACCTTCTTTATCACCAAATATTTCAATAAGTTGTTTCTCAACCTCTTGTTGAACTATTTCTTTAATGATATTTGATAACTTCTTTTTAGCGTTGGCCATGTTTTACTCCTTATTCATATATAAATATAAACTTTATTGTTTTATTGTTTTAACTTCTTGATGTCTTGTGATATTTTTGCTGTTAGTACAGAGTTCGTTGCTGCACCAGTTGGCCCTACTCCAGTTGAGAATGTTGCTTGTGCCTTTGTTAGTGCTGTTAATTCTTTTGATAGCCTCTCTACTACGTCCATTAATTTATCAATGTCTACCTTCCACTTCTTTGTTGATATTCCCACCTTGTCTGCAGATGATAGTATTATTTGGTCCCTTTTTGAGCTCAAAATTAATCTATCAGACCTAACTACTATTTGATTGCCTTCATAATCATCTACCTTTTGATAACTTTTATCAATATTAGATTCAAGCTTTAATGTCTTGAGAGGAGTTTCTGAGCATAAATATATTGAATTATTATCTGTTAATATGTCCTCATTCCCCAAGCCCTCCTCTTCATCATTGTGGCACGTTATCATCATGACAGGTTTATTCTCAGACTTACCACCAAATAATTTTTTTAAAAAACTTTCCTCTGATGTTGATGTAAATCTTATACTTTGCCCCGCCCTTCCTTCGAGCATGACGTCACCCTCTGTTGGGTCCATCTTTTTTGTTGGTCTTGGCTTACCAAATAAACCAAAGAAAAAATCTGTTGCATCTGGTAACCATGCTGCTCCCTTAGGTGGAATATTATCTCCCAGCTGACCTCTATAGTTTATTATTGATGAATAATAATATCTATCTCCCGCACCCTTCATTACCATCACTTGTTCGCCCGGCATAGGTATGCACTTAAAATAGGGATTCAAGGGATTTGCATTAAAGGACTTAGGCTTAGAACCTAACACTGGTTCTAGTCCTGCTATTTCAGAAACTTGTATTGAATCTATACCCTTAAAGCCTTCAATTTCTCTTCCAGTTGTTGCATCACTTACTGTTGCTGGAAATATTGCTGGTGTCTCTCCTCCAGCTGGTGTAGTCTCAGATTGTTGCCAAAGAGCATAAAATGGAGACTTAGTATTTCCCCCCTTAATCTTTGACATTATTAATATCCTTTTCTGACTTAGCGAAGTCTTCAACAGCTTCTAATAGCTGCTTTTTTTCATCTTCTGACAACAAAGGTGAGTCACTATTTTTGTTTTCGGGTCTTGCCATTGCTCTTTGTACAATAGCTGCCATCTTAACAAGGTGTTCATCATTTTTGACCGAAGCTTCTAAGTATTCTTTTATAAGAGGTACTATTATAGTAGCATCCCCTGAGTTCTTAATTAGGGGTTGTAAGTCTGCAATTAGAAGTTTTATCTGTCTATCTTTTGTTTTAGAATTGACGTATATGTCCTCTAACAGGCCTGAGAAGGTTTTTCCCTTAAATATTTCTTGATTTCCATCCATATATAATAAATATCAAATAGCCTAAAATCTACCGACCTTTTGGTATTCAATAAATTTCTGTTTGAACTTTTCTTTTACTATATTAACAACCCTTGTTATATATTGAGTCTTTACGTCAGACATTTCTCTAATCATAATATATATTGCCTTTTTATTAAAATTTTCAATATCTTCTCTTCTTTTAAAAATTTCTACAATTGATTGTAATATCTTTATGTCTCGCTCCTTTGTAACCAAATCTTCCGGGTGGCGTTCCAAATAATTTGTAAATTTGTCCATAAACTCAGATAACTCTGATTGTTCCTTGTCCTTTATGACTTCATTTGTTACATTTCTTGTCCTATCGATCATGTCAACAGAACGCTTTTGAATCATCTTTTTATAGTTGTTATTATTGTGTAATATTAGCCAATTCTTTGCAACTATACTAAAATATGAAAATGCCTTACCCTTATCTGCAGTAAATTTATCTAGTTTTTCTAAAAGGTGTACTATAACTTCGTGTTGGACTTCTCTTGTTGGATAATCAAAATAATAAAACTTAAATCTATGAATCAAGTTTTCTGTAAGCTTCATAAACGGATAGTTTATATACTCTTCATAGACCCTATTTCTCTTATTATAGTCTGGTTCGTTGTTGTATGCTATTATTGCTGCCTGAGTGTCTTCAGTGAAGTATTGCTTTTTTGAGCGGGGTCGTCCCCTCTTTCTCTTTTGGGGGCCCAATTCTGCTAGCCTTAATTGTTCTATTTTTTTATGTTGGAGGTCTATATAAAATTGGTCTACGGAACTTAATTTTGGCAATTATATTCTCCCATCTAGCTTTTCAAGGACTTCAACCAATTGTTGAAATGTTTGTCCCACCTCATCATCTGATTCAAATATATTTTTTGAATCTATTTTTTTCATATCATTATATGTAGTTCGTATGGCCTTTTTTAAGTCTGCATTGTCGTCTTCTAGGTCTAATACTGCATCAACTTGAAGTTCAATCTTTCTTAAAACATTCCAAATTATGAAGCCCATAATTGTTATTATAATACCTAATAGTATATATATGTATATATGTATGTCCATTATTTATCTCCAAAAAGTTCATCAAACAACTTTGTTTTATCATTTTTGGGTTTAACTTCTTTTTTATATTGCCACTTTTCAAATTCAATCCTAGATGCCATGTGGTCTGCATGGTGCATAACTATTGGTAGATTTGTCCTTAGACTTCTTTCTGGTAGATATGACTTTAAATATGTAGTATTTGCTTCGTCATATACTCCGTCATGAGTAAGAATGCCTATCATCTCATTTTGAGATACTTTAACTTCGAATTCTTGAAGTAACCAAAGACTTCTATGTGGTACAGACATATGAACTATATCTGGATTGTTAGTATAAATTTTACCCTGATTCTTTCTATGCCATTCACTTGGATTTGGAATATAATACTCATTGTCTAAATCTCCAACCTTTCCCAGGTCATGATTAAGTGCTACAAACATTAACTCCTCGTGGCTATAATTATCCATATAAGCACCCATAACCTTCCACTGCTCATATAGTATGCCTGCACACTTCATAACATTTAATACATGGTCAACATATCCTCCAATAAATGAATTGTGAAAGTGTTCTATACCAGATGCTGGTGCCATCATTATTTGGTCTTGTAACTTTGAGTATAACTTAATTAACTGGTCTTTTCTTTCACCTGAAAAATTATTATTTATTTTAGCTAGTAAATTATCCCAATTCTCTTTTAATTGTTCTGCTGTTAAATCTATAGTGTGCATTTGTTTTCCCTTATCCATTTTGTTGCTATCCATTTTTCACCACTTAACACAGGTAGACCTGAGTGATATGATGCTTTATTTTCTATTAATTTTCTTTTACCAAATACCATTTGTTCTAGTAGGTTATGCCATATAACACACCTTCCCTTTTTTGGTACTATATTAAGCTCATCACACATTATAAATTGTGTTTCACCACCCCCAAAATTATCATTAAGATAAAATAGTGCAGTTGCTATTCTATTTCCCCCAGATTGTAGCATTCTATTATAATGGGGAGACTCTTTATTAAAAAAATCATTATGGGGTTTATATTCCTGACCTTCTTGATATCTAATTATAGATGTACTTTCAAAGTTTTCCCTATTAATTTTTGTTAGATATTCAGCTGCGGTATCTAGGTCATTTACAATATCTGAATCTTTTTGTAAAAAGCACTGATTGCTAGTTCTATAATTTTTACTATAGTGGCCTTTTGGTGCACTATCTAGGGGCTGCTTAAATAATAAACCAGTTGAAAAGTCAATTAATTTATCACAATATTCCCCTGACAATACGTTGTCATATACCTTAAACCAATTTGATTCTAAAACTAATTCCATATTAACCTATTATATCTATCAAACCAAGCTTAAGTGCTTCTTCTGCAGTTAAGAACAAATCTGTTCTTGTATTTTCTTTCCACCAAGCCGAATCTTTTTTTGTAGATTCTTCTAGTAGTGATAAACAATTTTCTTCCATCTTTTTATATTGTTTTGCAGAAGCTTGTATATCTGAGCTTTTTCCAATTTGTTTTGCGGAAGCTTCATGAAGCATAATTGTTGAATGTTTGCTACAAATTCTAGAACCTGTTGTGCATCCTAAAATTACTGCAGCTGCACTCATTGCTTGCCCTCTAACAATAACATTTACCTTTACCTTTAATGACTTTATATAGTCTATAATACCAAACATCTCAAACATACATCCCCCACTAGAATTTATAACTATTGTTATTGGTTCCTTTGCCTTTTCTTTTGGTCTTTCTCTTAATATTATTCTACATCTTGTCACTAAGTCGTATAGTGTAAACTCACCAATTTCACCTATCATATAAATTATACTATCATTAATATTCATGCTATTAAATATTTCTGAATATTGGTCCTTTGCTGTGTCTTGTACAGTAGTCTCTGGGGTAGCTATTGCCCTTTCGGGTTTATCATCATATACTTTTTTCATATTAGTCAAATAAAAGCTTTAATTGTCTTTTGTCTTCTTCGTGTTTGTTGTCTTTTGGTTTTGGAAATGCATTTTTAACACTACTATCTGCATAGCCTAGTGACTTAGCCATCCTTACACAGATATTTCTAAATTCAAATGCTGTTAAGTTATTTCCAATTTCAAAATTTATCTTTTGAGGCTCCTTTGTGCCGTCTCCTCTTATGTAAGTCAATTTATCCATATTATAGTCTCCTACTAGATTTGTTTAATTAAGTTTAATATAATAAAAATTTATGAAACTAGAAAATTTCCTTCGCGGTATTTTTGAATTATTTCTTGAGATATCTTTCCATTTATTATTCTACTATAGAATTTAATCTCTTTCATTATAACCTTTTTGTCTTTTTTCCATCTAGCCTTTGCAAGTTGCTTTTTAAGCCTATGTACTTGAACGCTAGCTCTTCTTTTTATATCTTCTTTTTGTTTTGGTTTTAATCTAAGTCTTTCTTTTACTTTGGTTGGTGAGAGTGTACCTTTAAGCTTAACTTGTTCTATGCCCTTATAAAATACCCTACCATCTTTGTGTACAAATTCCTTCATCCACCTCCAACCCCTATGAAAACCAGAGGGACCCTTTGTCTGACTTTCGGGGCCTCCAAATTGTGCATTCATAGATTCACCAATACAATCTGAACATGTTATGGCTGTTGTTTCTTCACCAGCCTCTGTCATCTGGCCGCACAACCTACACTCCATATACCTATATAGTGAATCTTTATTTTGATTCCACTTAGAACCTTTTCTAAATTCTGTTGAGTATTCTATTTTATTTTCATTTTTCAAAGCCTGTATCACCTCTAAATATATCTTTGCCGTGCTTATCTTTTGTCATACCTTTAGCTATCCATTCTTCTATTTTTTTTACTCTACCCTCACCATAAATATCTGATTTATCTACTGATGTATCTACTGATGTATCTTCCTCTACATTATTTTCTTTATTGGACACAATATTGGTTGGGGGTTTGGCATCATGAGTTCGTAGTGTTGGTTCTTTTTTATTTATCTTTATTTTTCGCGGTCTTAAATCTGGTCTTTTTATTTGAGAAAAAGCCATATTAGTAGCTACTACAAGTGCTATAGCGAGTGGGTCAAATACAAATACAATTAAAAGCAAAAAATAATTAACAACTTTGTCCATAGACCAACCAGTTGTCTTTGCCAGGTACTTAAGTGGACCTAATTCTCTTTGGTCTTCATTAGATATTTCTTTTTCTAGTAAAGCTATATCAGTTGTTGTAATTGAATCTAATATAGCTTCTAATTTTATACTAAGATTATCCCTATCTGCAATTGTAGTTTTTAGTTCTGCTTGTAACGCTCTTCTTGCTGAGCTGGATGATGATGTGATTACTGTTTCAGAATTTTTATCATACCATGATACTGAATGTGGGTTAGATAATGATGTTCTTAAATCTGAGATTGATTGATTTATTTGAGTCTTCTCAAGTGTTAAGTCTTCTTTCGTTTCTTGAAACCTAATTTGTTTTTGGCTAAGGATTGCAAGTGACTTGTCAAGTAGTTCCGACTGAGTTGCAGTTGATTGATAAGCTCCAGATAAAAATCCATATATGCCCCCTGATGTTATTATCATTAAAACAAAACATGCAACACCTAAATAAAATCTTAAGAACTTATTTATAGTATCCCAATATTGATATAATAAAGATGCTACTACTAATTTAGCAAACTCTAATGAGCCAGCCATTATTATCACCTCTGTACTGGCTCCTGCAAATAACTTACTTAAGCCAAATACTGAATAGAAGGCTGCAGATGCTGACACTAAAAGTGCCGATACTAAAATCAACAAGGGAAATAATATTCTTTTCATTTATCTTTCTAAGCCAATATAGTATCTTATTTTCTCATTGATGTTGTGAATCTTATTTAATTCTTTTCTAATATCACTTACGTGAATTTTATCTGCTGCAGACCTTACCATCATCTCTTCAACCTTTTTAACTTGCATTTCTAGGTTCTTTGAAAGTTGAGTAACTTCATCTTTATATTTCATTGCTGTCCATACTTGTGCCATAACTAATTCTCTCCAATTCTTTCATACATTAGTGTATGAATTTTCTTTTTATTATAGGGATTTTCTATTATTCTATAAGCAATATCTTCTATCCCCTCATTACTTAATTTTTCTTTTATTTTTTCTATACTTGTAAGATGATATGAGCTTAATACTACTGTTCCTGTCTTTGGTAATACAGAAACCTTAATAGAATCAAATAAATCATTATCAGAATGATTATAGTATATTGTATTAATAATATTATATATATTACGCATGTCTTCTTTATTTTCAGCTATCGGACTCATTAGGTCTTCTAGTGTTGATAAAAAATCAGACTTTTCATTAACAGACATAGAAAGTAAGCCAGTAATAAAGTCATCTAATATATTATCAAATCTTCTCTCTGTTATAAAGTCTTGATAATTAGATACGTCTACGCCCTTTCCAGTTGGCCATACTCCATCCGTACGACCACTATTTCTTTTTTTGTAGTTTGTTTTTATCCACTTGTCGTAGTCCATGTTAAATATATTGCCAACTGGACTTTTCATGGTGAGCCTTTCATTTACACCATGAGCGTAACTAAGTATATGCTTTCTAAGTATCTTATCTTTAATCAAGTAAGAATTTTTTAAAAAGTCCTTTATATTACATAAAAATAGCTTTTTCTTATTAGTCATATCTTATTCCTTTAAAATTTACCAACCATCCTCCGGGCTTTTACGACAAAGGCCCCATTATACCGTCCGGGTCAAGGAGCCTAAGCTGCCATCGCCATTTCAACTGATTCGCCAGTTACACGTGACCTCCCTATACCCTTATCTTGCTGTCAATTCCAAAACACCCCCATATCGTAAATATGTTTTAGTGGAGGTGACGGGATTCGAACCCGTGTCCAAACAAGCAGCTAATATAAGTCTAACGGCCATTTTTCTTTAGTTTAACTAATATAGCACATCTTTCATACCATTCCATTTCTGTATAGTGTTCAATTAGTGTGTCAATTACTTCAGTGAAGTTTACATTTTCACTATATGGGTTAAATGGTAATGCAACTCTATTAGCATCTTCTTCAAATAGTGATTCAAATGTATCACTGCCCGTAAGAATGTTATATGCATTCTCCATTGCATTATTTACTAATTCAAGTTCATTAGTTTCAAATTTACTATTTTCAAATAGGCTATCCATTCCTTCCATATTATTATCCTTTATTATAAATATTACTTATTACTTAATAATTTACTTATTCTCTTATGCTTATTAAAAATTTTATTAATGTCCTTCAAAGCATCTTTGGCTGGTTTTATACCAGTTGATAAATATTTTGACTTTATATTAAAAATTTTATTTTTGTCATCTTTGTATTCTTCAATGTCAAAATTAGAATGTCCAGCTGACAACTTTATATTAATTTTAATTAAATCTAATACCTTATCTAATTTGACTAATATTACATTGTCCTTACCACTAATATCTGTGGCTGCATCAAGTGCAGACTTTACATTGTCAAATATCTTATCTAGATTATAATCTCTATCTTTTCCCAGATTCTTTAGCTTTTTTGTTTGTTGGTCTTTTTTTATAAGACTTCCACCCATTTGAGCTAGTTTTTTTCTTACCTCTTTGTCCATTTCTACTTTTTTCTAATTCCTCTTTTAATAGCCTATTCTTTAGTTGGCTATCAAAAAGAGATTGTTCTAGGTTAGCTAACCTCTTTTCGCTTCTAATTATTAGCGCTGTATAAATTCCTAGCGCTATAATAAATAATATACTACTTACTATCATACATTTAACTCCTTCTTTTAATCGGCATAATGAGTGCCTATGTTTTTCCCAATCATGCCTAATCTTGATGATACATTAAATGTGTGTTTTGCATCATTTAGTGTATCAATAATTCTATTGGCTTCAGTAAAGGTAATTTCATGTCTTTTACCTCCAATAAGTAAAAACCCCATAGTCGTTTGTGTAGCTGGTGGAATGATATTTTCATTGTCTGTCATTCTAAATTCTATGCCAGACCAAAGCTTACCATACTTTTCAGCATTAAAGGGTTTGTGTTGATTGTGAATTGTTTTTTTTACTTGGTGACTTCCTTTCCAAGGTTTTTTATTGTACTTTGACATTTTTTTTATTTTAATGTTTATTAATAAATTCTTTTTGTTTCTCTATTGCCTTATCAAGCTCAGATTTATCTGTTATTCTAGTATAATCATTTGTTGCTTTATAATAGCATCTATCCATTGCGTAATGATGAAAATTTGCATTACCTTTTTCTACTTCCTTACCAATTTTTACTAGTGACTTAGAATCACTAATTTCTGCTGATAAAAATCCATTTGTGTATTTCATATAATTTTTTATTTATTTTAATATAATCATTTTTTCTTAATAATAAAAACTTTTATTCAATTATTTTTGTAATAAGTCCCACCTTTCAAAATAGTTATCTACATTATCTCTCCACTGAATGTGGGGAGATGGAAGGTCCTTATATTCTTTTGCTTCTAGTCTTCGCATATGATTAGCAATATATTGCTTTATAATCTTAGACGGTACAACATAAAAGTCTGGTCTATATCCTGGCTTTTTTAGTTTTACAAATATATAAAACAAATTCTTTAAGCTATTTTCTCTGCATCTTTCAGCACCAATACTCCAAGAGCTATATCCGGGCCTACTACACTTTACTTGAAAAAGCTTTGATTCATTTTTGTTGTCATCATAAGCCATTATATCATATACGGGATTGTTTTTTAAGCATCTTAGTGCATTAAGGCCTAGACCTGCTAATTCTGCTAGTGCATAAAATTCACCTGCAATACCTACCTGCCCTTTATCTAGCTTATACGTTTCTTCCATTTTCAAATATGTGTTTTATTACTGGGAATCTTAAAGAAAATTCTCCATTTTGATTTTTACTTTCTTCAAAGTATTGTACTGTAATAGTTTTACCTAAAATTTTATTATGGTCATTTCCAAATTCTTTTCTTTGTTCTAAAGAGAATCCAGAACCTACACCAACATCAGTACCTTTATGTTTTATTGTTATATTACTTAGACAATTTATAGTCTTTTCTTTTCCTTCTTCTACTATTCTAATGTCTCCATTAGTAGCTCCAATGACTATATATTCTGCATCTTGCATTTTCTTAACCTTTAGGAGATTTCTATTTCTTTTGCCTTGATATTCACAATCTTTTCTTAGCATAACCCCTTCGTATCCACTTTCTTCTGATGCATTAACTATTTCTAATAGTTCTTCATTGTCTGATATTTTTACTTGCTTTAATGTTTGTACGTATTTTCCATTAAAATTACAAGCTGTTCTTTCTGAAAGCTTTCTTTTACTGGTTTTTGAGTTAAATTCTTCTAGCTTTAGTTGGTCAAACACAACAAATCGTGGTGACTTTATTGTATGGTCTTTGCGTCTAATTTCTTTCATTATTCCTTGAAAGTCTTCATTGCCATCTTCATCAACCATACAAACCTCACCATCATAAACAGTGTTAGGTTCCATCAAAGAAAATGTAGTCCCTATTAAATCTTTTCTTATGTTATCTAGTGTTTCAAATTCTTTGCCTTGACGTGAATAAAATTTTATATCACCATCAATATTTATAGCCAAACATCTAACACCATCCAACTTACGACTAGCATACCAGTCTTCATTTTCGAAGTCACAATAGTTTGGTTTATATTTTTCAGCTAATGCCACATCAAATGTAGGAATACAATTTGGTATTACTTTGTTTATTGTAGAAGTATTAGCTCTTAATTTTAAATCTTTATCGAGAATGCAAAATATTAAATCTTTATAATCAATATTTTTTACTATAAAACCATTAACAAGTCTAATTGCATCATGGCCAGTTACTGTTCTACTAGATAGCATTTCAAGAATATCAAATAAGTCATGATGAATGGGCATAACTAAGTCAGCCCTCTTCTTACATTGATTACTTGTTACTCCAAATTGTTTGTGGGGACTGTAAGTGTAGTGTAGGGCTAGATGAATTATAGATGCATCATGATATAGTCCTAAAATACTTTTCTTTTCATTAGTACTTGTTGTTGATTGCATTTCAAGTTGAAATTGCTTTAACATCTCTAAGTAATGTGGGTTTATTAATCTTGCCATATCTATTTATTTAATGCGTTTATTGTTGTCATAGTTTCCATAATATATTTCCAATCCATTCCATTTTTACCAAAATGAAACCATGTACCCTTAAATTTGGGCTGTCCTCTATAGCTTGTATCATCAATAAGAATGTCTCCCCTGAGTAAATCTTTCCTATGTGTTAAAAACATTTTCCTTGCCAACATTGGTACATGTTCTATTACCCAATCTCTTTTTTGAGCCCAAGCTTCTGGATGGCTCCAGGGTGGAGTGGTTGCAATAAATACATCATGACCCATATCAATTAATTTTTTAACAGAGTCTATTGCATCTGGCATTGGTTCAAACTTTGAAAAGTCTAATACTAAATCTGGTCTGAAACCCCTCTTTTTAGAGTATTCGTGTGAGTCAGCTGCCTTTTTGAAGTTGCAAAGTACCCCATCCATATCTATAAATATTGTTAATTTACCTTCCATAATTATATTGATTCATTTGCCATTTTATTATCTAATTCTTTTGAACAAGGAACTTCTAGTTCTAATTCTCTATGATAGTTTTTGAATTTAACTGACCACCAATATAAAATAATTGGTCTTCCACCATCACCTTCTCCATCATCATCTTCATAACAATCAACATAAGCATCAACATCATTACAATTTAGTGCGAATGCTAATGATTCTGCCTCCTGTTCATTTGAACACTTTATAGATGGTTCCTTCCATTGTCTTCCATCTCCATTAGTACAGCTAATCCAGCTTAATTTATCACCAGCAATTTGTTTGATTCTATCAATCTTACTTCTAGTGTCTACTAGTGAATCTGTATAATAAACATAAAATGGAACTTTATGCCCAACCATACCTTGTTTGATTTTAGGTACAAGGCCTTGATGACAAGCATCTGAATATGTTTCATGTAGTTGCCAATTAGCCATATTCTCTAGTTCATTTATAAATTCATCATTAACATCTTGAATGGTATATCCTGAACCATAACCTGACCAACAAATTCCTCTTTGAAGTTTAACAAGTTTAGAATCATCACTAATTTCCTCCCATTCTTGTTCCATCACATCCTCATTAAAGGTGTAATTGGTTTTTAAGTCTGAAATTAGCTCTTTCCAAGATTTAAGGATATTACCTTTCATTTCCTCAGCAATCTTTTCATTGTGAGTGTACATTTCTTTTGAGTGTGGTTTTGTGATTTGAATACCGAAGTGGTATTGTGTTACTTTTTTAGTTTTTGTCATTTTTATATATAGTTTAATTATAAGTTATTAATTATTAATATCATTTATTTATTAATTATATATAAATATAATAAAAATACCGCAGGAAAAAAAACTTCTAACGTACTCATTTCAGAAAGTTATTAACAATCTTAAAGCAATCCAAGTGTGAACACAGCAGCCATTATTAAGATGTACAGAGCTACAGACATATCGTATTGTTTTGTTTCCATATAAATAAGTATTTCATTGTTTGTATTATCATATTAACTAAGTGTTAATTGTTTGTTAATTTTTCGCGGGTATAATTCTAACATTTTCTCTGGCGCGTATGGCGATTTTTTAACAATGTGCTATTAGAATCATTATTACAACACTTATAATAATACATACTATCCCACCAAAAGCAGCTTTTTCAGCAAATTCTATTTGGTCTTTTCTTTTACCTTGTCTATTCATTTTCTTCTATATACTTTTTATAAGCCCATTGGTAAATATTTACCTTACTCATTTCCCAAAAGCCTATTCTTGTTTCAGCAAGTTCTTTAACTTCTTGTCTTAAGCCATAAGCATTAGCCTCTAGTAAAATTTCTTCTATTTGTTGTTCCTCGCTCATAATTCTCTTATAAAAGTTCCATCAACCGTTTTGCCTTTACGGTCTTTAATTTCATTCCAAGCTTCTTGCAAGCAATCTTTTGGCTCCAATCCAAGTTGGTAGCAAAGAATTATTAATGTAACAAAACTATCACCCAATCCATCTATAACTTCATGGTTATTTTTCTTAAGCATAGCTCCAGCAGTTTCACCTACTTCTTCTATAACCTTTAGCATTTGAGCTTGACTATTCTCTTCTACTAAGAGACCTTTAGCATCTGCCCAAGCTTTTACATTGTTAATTAATTCATCCATTATTTTTTCCTTTTGTTATTGCAGGAATGTCTCTTTATATTTTTATCAATTCCTTTTTCTATTTGACTTGATATGTACATACCTCCTGCAAAGCCCATAGCTCCAGTTACTACCATTATAATTAACCAATCCCAATTTATCTGAGATACTTCACTAACTAATTCCATATATTTCCTTTTTATTTAATTTAACTATATTGTCTAATATTTCAAGACCAGACATGTCTCTATTTCCTTCTAAGTATACTATCCGCTTTATGCCAGATTGCAATATAAGTTTAGCACATTCTTTGCAAGGTGCTAATGTTACATAGAGTGTAGCACCTTCACAGCTAGTACCATGTCTAGCACACTTTAATATTGCATTGGCTTCTGCGTGTATAACTTTCCAATCTGTTTTTCCTTCTACTTCACACTTGTTATCAAACCCAGAAGGCATCCCATTATAGCCATCGGATATAATCATTTTACCCTTTACTATAAGTGCTCCTACTTTAGCTCTATTACAATGAGATAATTTGGCCCATTCAAGTGCCATCTTCATGTAAGCTATATTATATCTGTATTGTTTAGCTGGATGCATTCTTGCTGTAATGATTGTATTGTTTATGAAAGCCATTTAACTGCTGAAGGTAATAGGGAGGGGGAGTATAGTTAACATCAGTATTACAGTGTTCTATACATGTATGTAAGTCACTAAAGACTTCCTGATTAATATGTTCACCATCAACCTCTGTATTTACATAGCTTAATAGCTCTAGTAATATTTCTAGTCTACGTATAAATTTATTCCTTTGCATTATCTAATCTTAATTTTCTGTGTGTCTTGCCTACACCTAATTCTTGAGGCTTTAATTTGTAGTCCCAATCCATTCCATCTATTCTTATAATAATGTTTTCTGAATTGTAAGGTATGTTAGTTACTATACCTCTCTTCTCTTCATAGCCGTATTTCATTAGTGGCCCTTTCCAGCTACTTCTTGGATTGCCATCATCATCTAACATGGGAGTGTTGAGTCCATATATATCAACTATTATTCTATCTCCAACTTTTAATTTTTTTCTTGCCATTTGTCATTTTTTAAATTATTAATATTTTCTAGTAGTTTTTTATCTTGCTTCCCAGGTCTACTAACTGAGATAAATATGTATTCCACTATTGTCCACCCTATACATATCATTATTATTCCTACGAATCCTAAACCTACTATCTGTATTATAATTTCCATATAGTTAATATAACAATTTTCTGTGAATTACTTAAACTTTTAATCAATTATTTTTGCTTCTTCTATCTTATTACAAAAATAGAAGTTTCCTTCTGCCCTTAAGACTGTGTCGCAATGAAACCATTGCTTCAATATCTTCATATCTGGGTTTTTAAGCTGTGCTTCTGGTATAACTCTTTTGATAACATAAGCTTCACCCCCATTAGTATACTGTATGTAACTAACTCCTATCATTAAACTCTAACAAATTTAGTGAATAACGTATTTGTTTCATATTGCTTCCACCATATATTATACTTTTTTAGTCTGTATGCTGGTAATTTATAGTTTGAATTAGACTTACATAATCTTATAGCTTCATCTAGGTCTTCTCTATTTGAACCACAAATCTCCCATTCAACCTCTGTACAAGCTTTTCCAAGTTGTTTCCATTCTCCCATTCTATCCATTAAAGCTTCTAGTCTTGGTAAATAAGGGTGCTTGGAATCTTTTACTGCCCAAACCCGTCTGTAATATCCGTTAGGACCTTTTGTTATGTAGTCTTTTCTACCACGAGCGGGATTCTTAGCACATATCCAGATACCACTAGTTCCCCAACCTCTATGAGTTGATGATGGGTCGTATTTCCCTCCATCGCATAGTTCTTCTACTATAAATTTTTGTATATCTGTCCAAGTACAAGGGCCTTTAGTCCCTACATAGTCTATTATTCGTTGTGTTTTCGTCATAGCTTAATTGTATTTAATTATCTTTTTATTAACATGTATGTACATGGTTGATTGTTTAACGTTCCTTCAGTGCTATCTGCTTCGATGATATACATGTCGACCAAAGCGATTACTGCACAAAAAATTACTTGCCGGTTACAAGTAATTAGCTGAGAGGACCCCTTTTCACGTCCGGTATGTTTCTAGAACATTTCTCTTGTGAACTTAGGGGCCATCAGCCTGCAAACAAACAACTAAATTTTATTCATTGTCCTCATTAGTTTCTTCAGCGTTGAACAAGTCCTCATCTGTTCCATCATCCACATACTTTTGAACGATTTGTTTGATGAATGTTCTTTCACTGTCCACCCCACCACTTGAATCATATTGTGGGTATATAGTTACTTCCGCAGCTTCTATTAAATCAAAGCCATCATACATTATACTAGCCATTTCAACTGCTGTTCTTGTACTTATAGCGGTACCTATTCTAGGTGTTTCTGTATTTATTTCTTTTCTTGATGCTTGAGCTATTTCACATATATTGTCTATAACCTGTATATCTAAGTTTGGATATAATTCTTTTAATAGCGAAGATTCATCTTGCTTATCTAGAAGGTCCATTTCAATTATTATAAACCTGTCCATTAGAGCTTTATCCATAACCCTTGTTGACGTATATTCGTTACCTATATTGGCAGTTGCGATAAAACAAACACCTGGAGCAACGTTTATAGTAGGAGAACCATCAGCCTCATCTAATCTTAAATAACGTTGCCCCTGATCGAGTACAGTCATTAAAATATTCCAAGCATCTGGGTGAGCCCTTGATAATTCATCTAACAAGATTACCGCATTTTTCGTTTGAATAGCCTTAACAAAGGTAGATTCAGAAAAATAGGTACCGTCTTCTTTGTTGAAGTGTGTATTACCTATAAGAGTAGCCCTAGGGTCCTGAGTGGCACCAAGGTTGAAGTAAAACTCCGGTCTATCCAAAGCGTTTACAAGTGATTTTGCAGCCATTGTTTTACCACAACCTGCAGCACCAGTCATCATTATATTCTTTCCCCTAACAGCTGAGCGTATAAGGTATTTCCATTTAAGGTCACCCATTTTCATCAAGTTAGGTTTTAGTTCTGGAGACTTGTTAATAAAAGCCATCATCTCTGCCTGTTCCTTTGGTACATCAGCAGCTATTGTTTTAATCTGTAAGTCTATTGGAAGGGGTTTACATCCTTTAAGCAAGCTATCAACTTGCTGAGTAGTAACCATTTTTACAATATCACCATCTATGGTAACTTTGATAGCTTTACCTTCACGTATAGCCTTAGTAATTGTAGCTTTGTTAGTTTTGATTGCCTGACTGTTATTATAAGTGTTACCAGATACATCAACTAATGTATGTGTTGTCCCCTTAAGTAGTTCAGGTCTTAGAAATGTTGTTGTTTGCATATTTCAATTTTTAATTATTATTCAGTTATTCGTTGTTGTTATTTATAGTATAAATATAATCATTTTTCCCCAATTCTAACAACTTCTGACGTATAAGTTATTAACATTTAACAAGAGTTATTAACATTTTGGTCATCATAGATCGTAGGTTTAATGGTTTATAAGACTAATATAATCAATTTACCGCAGGAAAAAAAATTTCTCGTATGACAATGTGTCAGGTTACGCGTGACAATGTGTCATATCGTTAAATCATAGTTCCATTGATTCTAGTTACGTATCTCTATACCATATATATGTATATACCATAATTATTTATTGTTTGCTTAGACACGTACTCTTGTTGTGTAGTACGACTGTAGCCATGGGATAA